GTTACTTAAGTACTGAGGTCACAAATAAGACCTTAATGCCTGAGCGTTTCAGCCTTCCTTACTGTGCACTACATCGAGAAATCTTCAAAGTCCTTGATGATGATTCGTTGCAACAAGTAGTAATAACAGCTCCTCGTGGTTGGGGTAAGACCAGTAATTGTACTATTGGTTATCCGGCGAAGAAGATACTCTTCCGGGAAAAGAAATTCATTGTGCCTGTGAGCGCAACAGCTACAAGTGCTGTCTTGCAAGGTGAGAATCTTAAGAATGAGCTTCAAACCAATCTCACCATTAAACAGCTTTTTGGTGAGGTTAAATCTGAGCGCTTTAGCAAGGATCAATGGATTACCAGTACTGGAACGATGGTAATGCCAAGAGGTGCTGGTCAGCAGATTCGTGGTATTCTTCATGATCGCTATCGTCCAGACCTGATAATTGTAGATGATCTTGAAACCTCTGAAGGTGTTATGTCTGAGGAGCAACGGACTAAACTTAAGGAGTGGTTCTTTTCAGATCTTTGCAACTCAGTTAACCGTGGTAATAAGGACTGGAAGATAGTTGTCATTGGAACAGTCCTTCATGAAGATGCCCTGTTAGTTAACTTGCTTGATGATCCTTCATGGCATAAAGTTGAGTTAAGCCTTTGTGATGATGAGTACCATTCAAACTGGCCTGAGTTCATGAGCGATGATCAGATCAAAGTTCTTCGTGACCAACATGAAGGGCGTGGGCAGCTTGACTTGTTCTTCCGTGAATACATGGGCAAACCAATTAGTTTCGAGGATGCAGTCTTTCGTCAGGAGTACTTTAAATACTATGAAGAACATGAGCTTAGCCTCACGCCTCGTGAATTTAGTGATTGTCGATCCAGCCAAAACAGTCAAACTTCACTCAGCCGATAGTGCAATCGTTGGCGTAGGTGTTGATCGGGAAGATAATCGAATATTCGTGCGAGACATAGTTGCCGGACGTATGTATCCTGATGATATCTATAATGAAATGTTCGCTATGACAGCTCGCCTTAAGGCACATGTTTTAGCTGTCGAAGTTACATCACTTAATGAGTTCATCAGTCAGCCCATTAAGAATGAAATAAGAAAACGAGGACTCTTTCTCCGTTATGTTGAACTCAGTGCTCGTGCCAAAAAACAAGATCGTATTGCTCAACTTGCTGCATACTATCGACAGGGGTACGTATACCACAACCGTAATGTTTGCACTAAATTGGAGACACAACTTCTTAGCTTTCCACGTTCCAAACTCTGGGACGTTATGGATGCATTAGCTTACGTTATTGAGCTAATGGACCTTGAAGGTGAAATGTTTTATCCTCCAGGAATGGACGAAGACCCTGATGAGATTTATGACGAATTAGATAATGAAAAAGAACTTCGTCTTGAATCGCTATGTTAAAAAAATTAACACAGGTTGGTGACTGACTTGACTAAGCAAAAGTATTACCTAGGTAGTCAAGGTCCTTTTACTTATGAAGATACTGACTTGCTTGTAGATCCAGATATTGGAACGGTGGCGAGAGAGGCTATTGTTACTCAGGGGCAGATGCGCGTTCTTGGCACTCCAGTCAGTCCGTATCATGTAGCAAGGAAGCAAGAGGTTGATGCAGTTAGTATGCCCTCAGTAGCTGTTCTTAATATCAATGATCCTAGTCCTGAGCTTCTACTTAAGTCAGGGCTTCAAATAGGAATACTTCTGATTGCTTATCAATCAGTTTTAGGAACAGTTGATCCTTTTACTCTTTATTGTTGGGATGATAATATAGCCAGCAATGACTCACCCTATGTAGTTAACGGGGCTGGTGGTGGTCACTGGATAGCTGTAGGTGGTAAGTATAATGCTCAATATCGAACAAGTTCTTTCACGGTAGTAACTGCCCTTCAAAATAATGCAGGGACTTATCAATATAAGAAGCGAATCATAACTGTTCAAGGAACCATCGGTGCTGAATCGGCTTGGACTAATGTTTAACTGGTGTAACTGGAGTGACCTATGCCCCCTTTAATTCAAGGTAATAATCAGCAGCCTCAGAAGCTGGACTTTCGCTCAGTTGACTATAAGTATAAATATCCTTTGGGGCTTAGACTTAAGCCAGGCAGTAAGCTTCATGATGCTTTGGTTAAGGAATTGCTTTCTCGTGCACAGAGTAGTGCTAGTATGATGACTACTCGTTTTAGTGCTTGGAAGAAACTTGATCAAACCATGACTGCCTATATCGAGATTGATAGTGATGAGAAGAAAGTTAAGAATGATGATAACAGAAAGCCTGTTAGCATTGTCTTTCCCTATTCTTATGTTATTCTTGAAACCATGCTGGCTTACATGAGTGCCGTCTTTCTCCAGCCACCTTTCTTTCGTTATGAAGGTGTAGGTTCTGAGGATACCATTGGGGCTATTCTTCTTGAGAACGTGGTCAATAATGGAGCCATTAAAAGTAAGGTTCCGTTGGCCCTGCATACTATGATACGGGATAGTTTCGTTTATGGCATAGGAGTCGGTGCGCCTGTGTGGGTTGTTAAACGGGCCAAGAAGGTTATTAAACGAAGGAAGAAGTTCTTCTCTCGTGTCCTTGGTATGATTAAGGAAACTGGTGACTTTGAACGGGCTACGCAGGAAGGAGTTTCCTATGAGGGTAATGCCCTTAATAATATTGATCCTTACCTTTTGCTTCCTGATCCGAATGTGCCTATCCATGAAGTTCAAAAGGGTGAGTACATTGGTTGGATCGAGCGAAGTAATCTTATGCGGATGCGTAGTGAGGAACTTAACTCTGATGATTGCTTTAACGTGGAATATCTTCAGCACGTTAAGGGGGCTATCAGTACCATTTATGATAAGGACAGTTCTGGCAGGGCGAGTAAAACTGGTATGAGTCCTCTTGGTGATTCCACAGGGTTGACTAATCCAGTTGATAACATTCATATGTATGTTGAGTTGATTCCTAGTGAGTGGGGATTAGGTGCTGGCAAGAAACCTGAGAAGTGGACATTTCGCCTAAGTGCTGATGCTATCATTACTAAGGCTGCTCCGACGAACCTTAACCATAATATGTTTCCAGTAGCGGTGGCCGCACCAGATACTGATGGGTATTCTTCCATCCCAACTAGTCGTCTTGAAATACTTGGTGGGATGCAGACTACGTTGGACTGGTTGTTTAACTCCCACGTAGCTAACGTGCGTAAGTCGATCAATGATATGTTTGTGGTTGATCCTTACAGTGTCAACGTGAATGATATTAAGAATCCAAGTGCTGGTAAGTTAATCAGGACTCGACGACCTGTGTGGGGTAAGGGTGTTCAGAACGTAATGCAACAGCTCGCGGTGAGCGATGTTACTCGAGGTCACATTGCTGATAGTACTTTCATTGTTCAGTGGATGCAAAAAATCGGTGCGGCTGATGATGCTATGATGGGAAGTACTCGTCAGGGCGGCCCTGAGCGTATTCCAGGAGCTGAGGCGGCAGCTACTCAGCAAGGCTCTGCTAATCGGATGCAGCGTTTGGCTATGCTGATCAGCTATCAAGCTATGCAAGACATAGGTTACATGTTTGCCTGCCATACTCAGCAGCTTATGAGCGAAGATACTTTCGTTAAATTGACTGGCGATCACATGGAGAAGCTTAAGGCTGAGTATGGGATTACTGACCCGAAGGTTAAGGTAAGTCCCTTCGACTTGCTTATTGACTTTGACACAGTTGTAAGTGATGGTAGTGTTCCTAACTCAGGGTTCACTCCTTTTTGGATCGAGATGTTTAAGTTCATCTCGGCTGATCCGGCGCTTCGAGCAGCGTTCGATGTGAAGCGTATTTTCAAACATATTGCTCGTAACTTGGGGGCGAAAAATGTGGATGATTTTGAGATCAAAGTTGTGCCTGATGAGCAAATTCCTGGAATGGTTGCAGGAGGCCAATTAACACAAGTACCACAAGGAGGACTAGGCAATGTCAATGGAAGTGTCAGCGGGGATGATGGAGCAGTTTAATGGTTCTAAGATTTGGGAAGCCATTCTTAATGAACTTAACGCCTGGGAGAAAGACCTTCAGGCTACGCAAAGTGACCCCGATGAGGAATTATCAGAGCGTCATCATGCGAGTCTTCGAGGCTCGCTTAAGGCAATAGATCGTTTTCGTCAGATGCCCTTAATCATGGCTGAGAATGTCCGGGCAGATGAAGCAAATCAAGAAGCACTAAAATTAACGGAGGATGAAGATCATGGCGACTGAGACTGAGACTGGTTCTGAAGCTGGAGTTACTATAAATGTGGAGGGCGTTGGTGATGCGACTGGTGGCTCAAGTTTTGAAGAACTTCTCGACTTTGCGGAAACCGTTCCATCACTGGTTGAAGAAGGCAAAGGATCGGAAGAAGCAGGTGATGAAGGTTTTAAAGGAGCAGAAGGAACGTCTGAAAAAACGACAGCCACCGAACAGTCAGGGACTGATTCTGACGACGCTGGAACTAATGCTGATTCGCAAAATGATTCCGGAGCTGCTGATCCTGCTGACAATCAGCCTACTGAGCTTGAGGAGTTAATGGCTCAGAACAAAGCTCTTCTTGCCCGACTCAATCAGCTTGAAGAACTTGCCCTCGGTAACGTCAGTCGGCAAGCTGCTGAGCAGAACCAGGATCAGAACCAAGGTGTTAAGACTGATAACCTCAGTGACTCTGTACCAGCGGCGGCTACTTCGGCTAAGAGTATTCTCGAAGAACTTGGTGTCACTGATCTTGATGATGTAACAACTGACGCAGTAACTTTTGAAAAAGTACTTCAGCACGTTATCCAACGTGCTGAGAAAAATGCTGTTGAGCGTATCCTCAAAGCAGTCCCTCAAATTGTATCGAACGGCGTTAATAGTGCTATCACTACCAAACGCGTAGTAGATTCATTTTACGAGGAGAATC